TTTCTAAGCCCGAGTCTTTAACATCAAGCACTTGGTATGATTCAGTAGCAAGACCAGTATTACCTATCTCGGTTACAGTATAGTAATCGGGGTCGGTTTGAAAAAAGTTACTTATATGCTCACCAAATTTCATTAAACTACCTGTTAAGGCCTCGAACCCTTTGCCTGTGCTTTCAAATCCTGGTGTTAATAGTTCTTGTATATTTTTAAAAGTAACTGCAAAGTCATCAAGTACATCAATAGTTCCATCTGCTCTATCTATAAACTTCTTATAATAACTAGTACTTTCTAGTTCACTTAAATCCTTATCAAAAAATCCCACTGGAATTAGTTTAGATTCTGCTATTAACAGGTTTGCACTTTGTAATAGAGGATCATAGGCTGCTATCTTTGTTTCTGCACCTTTAACTGCTTCAACAAAGTCTGTCCATTGATATGCTGCCTGTGCCTCTGTTTTTATATTTGATAGTCCTATATCTTCTATTAATTTTATATACTTCTCAAACGCACCGTTGCCTACTGCTATTAATCTGGCAGCTAGCTCTTCTGGTATGTCGTTTGCAGCAGTCTGATCAAATGATATGTTACCTACAAACGAAGAGACTGATTTGCTTATATCGTCAGTCATAGAACTCATAGAAGCTTTAGATAGCATTGCGAACCATCCTTGTGCATTATCAATATTTTCTTTAGCATTAATGCCAAGGTTGTCTGCTATCCACTGAGCGTTTTGCATTAGTGATACTCTAAAATCTATATTCATTCTTGCTTCATCCCTTGCCGCAAGTGCTACGTCTCGTTGTGTTCCAAGCGAATCACCTATGAACAACGCAAGTTTGTTTGCAGATTCAAATGAGTCCATTACTCGTCTTTTAGTCATAGCATTAAGTTCGCTAACTTCTTGTATCTGGTATAACATTTCTAGTTCTTGTGCAAGCCATTTGGATTGGTCTTGGACTGCCATACCAAAATCATTAAATGTTTTGTCATCGTCTATGTTTGCAAGAAACTCAGTTAATTTTATTTGTCCTTCAAGTACAGAGCCACCGGCTGAAACTATAAAAGGTTTAGTTGCGTCGGTAATTTCTGCAAGGTCGCCGAGGCCCATTCCTAATGCAGCCGCAGAGCTTCTTAAGTAAGTATATCTATCCAAATCTGATGCAATACTACCAACTTCTATTAATCCTCTTACCATTTTTTCTTGTTCAGTTAATAACTTTGCGTAAATAACTCCAAGCCCAGTAGTTGCCACTGCTGCCCACGCTACTGTGTTTCCTAGAACACTGGCCGCTTTACCGCCGGCTCCTAAGTTACTAGTAAATCCTGTTATAGCTTGTCCGGCATTTGCTAGTAACTTTGCACCTTCGTGCGCCAGTTCTGCAATAGCATCTGCTGGACTCGAGTCGCTTATCATTGTTTTTAATGTACTCTGAGTTCGCTTAGCCGTTGCTAATACTACTTTTTGAGTTGCTGTTGCTTCCTCACCAGCAGTTTCTGCGGTTCGTCTTATTTTTCGAATATCTGCAACTTTTGATTTACTAAGACCGGCTGCAATTTGAGACATGGTAATGTTAGTGTTGCCAAACACCTGGTTAACTCGGTCTAGTGTATCCTCGGTTGCCCAAGGATACTGTTTGCTTATCTGTTCAATTTCTTCTGGACTCATGTTTTCTGCCTTATTATATTAACTGGTGTTTTAATTCGGATAAATACTATTGTAATATACTGTATTTATACTATTCATAATATACGTATATAATTGGAGAAAATAAATGACAAACCCATTAATTCAAGCATATCGTAAGCCTGCTTTATATATTCCGCTACCAAGTGGTGGTAAATTTTACACAAATTTGCCGAAACTTAGTATTGACAATGAATTAGCAGTATACGCTATGACTGCAAGGGACGAGCTTATTACTAAAACACCAGACGCACTGTTTAACGGAGAAGCCACAATAAGTTTAATCAGAAGTTGTTGCCCAGACATTGAGGATCCAGAATCAATGCCAGTAGGTGATTTGCTTGTAATCTTAGTAGGTATTAGACAAGCGAGCTATGGTAAAAACATTGACATGGATGTTAAATGTCCAAAATGTGAATTTGATAATCAGTTGACGCTGGATGCAAATATTATGATATCTAAAGTAATAGACACAGAATCAATAGATCAAAGTGTGTCATTGCCTAGTAATTTTAAGATTGTTTGCAATCCGTACACGTTACGTGATAGAACTACACTGCAAGTACAACAAATTAAACAACAAAAAATGATTGAAGGATTAGGTAATGAGGCACTAGATGATGGTGCTAGAAACGATCTATTTGGAAAAACATTTGTTGAAATTGCTGAACTTACTGTTGCTTTAATTACACACAGTATTGTAAGTGTGCAAGGAAAAGATACCGAAGTCATTACTGACAAAGCATTAATTAAAGAATGGTTGCAAACTATTACCAGAGCAGACTATGATATAATTAAAGGTAAGGTAGAAGAGTTAAGTGAAAGTGGATTAGAAACTGAATTTAACGCTAACTGTCAAGACTGTGGTCATGATTGGAAAACTTCCGTGGACTTAGATATTGCAAATTTTTTCGCGGGTTGATAGCTTCTCGTCGACCCGAAGAAATAGCAGAGTTAGTTGAACGATATAATAAGATTCAGAAAGATCTAGAAAGTAACTATTTAGATATAGTGATTCGCAGCGAAGGAGCAATTAGTTATCAAGACGTAATGCAAATGCCAGTTGATAGTATTAAACTATTAATTGAGCGTATGAATAATCGTGTTGAGGAAATAAATAAATCTAGGAGTGGTTCGGTCCGGTAATTAACTTGTAATAGTCTATTGGCCAACTATCGTAGTATGTTGTATTATCTTTTAAGTGTGTACGCTTTTCTAATAAATCATCTTTACGCTGTACAAACACACAATCCGTAAAATTCTTAACAAAATGTCCACTTGTTCTTGTACTAGTAAAGTATAGCAAGTTATCATTCTTTACCGACAACTCCTCGCAAACTTTTTCTATTGGAGTTATATCATCTACATCACCCAACCAACATATACCCATTTGATACGTAACAGGATCAAACGATTCTAAAGTCGTAAGATCATCACGTGCATCAATAAACTGTAATGTCTGTTTCATTCTAGCACTACGTGCATATGGACAAACAGGATACCCATCATCTTTTTTATTTTCTATTGATTCTTCTACAAACTGTAGAAACTTAATTGTAAATTCGTCTAAAGTCATAACTGTCCATTATTCTAATGTTAATTGATATCTACGATATCATCAACTACGTAAAGCTAATCGCTTTACTTGTTGTTTTTTGCTTACGCTTTTATTTTAGTTTAATTGTATAAAATTATATTGATTATATAAACATTTGATATACTTATATTTATATGAATAACATATGGTACTTTTACATGGTTTTCTAATCACACTTAGCTTATACAAAGCCAAGTGCAAAAAAAATACCCTTACATAGGTATCCAGCCACAAGTACTATAGTAAACCTAGTTTAACACCTAGGAAGGGCGGTTATGCTGTACCCTTATTACATACTGCTTTTCTAACGCAGAAACATCCGGAGCCATAGTATCGACTTTTGGACTATCCTCAAGTTACGAGCGTTCGTAGAGCTTGATCATTTTGATTTGTCAAATCAGTGTATTGACATAGTTGGCACACCAGTTCCGGTCACAACGAAGTAACCTCAAGGTGAGTAGAGCGATCTCTACTAGTCAGAGCCTTTAAGCCGTTATTAGTTTTATAGTGGTTTTACTGTTAGCCGGGGATAGTACGTTTGTGAAGCTGTGCCGATGTTTGCGTGACTTTATGTCTGTTTAATTATTTGGGTGTTGTTGGGTCTTTATACTATTAATTATCTGATGCTTTAATTATTAGCTGATAATACAGTTAAAACCGCACTTCTTGTTTTATTATAGCAGAAGCAGTATATGTTGTCAACCTTTTTTCAGATGCTCAGTAAGAATTTTTGAACTTCCAACTCTTACATTAATGATACCATTATAGTATTCATCTGTTTCTAATACTCCACGGTCGAATTGTTCTTTTGCTTCCATGTAACTTAATATACCTCTACTAGGACAATAGTGTATTATTTCACGTGTGAACTTATCAGATCCAATAGTTAATACGTCTGCATTTAAATGATCTGAAGACCCCCAATAGGTTCTCCAGTCACTTTCCTTAGTGCCACGTCTTTTGTTCTTCCTGCCTTTAAGCGGAGGCTTAGTTGTTTTAAACCTTGCTAGTTTTTTGCCTATGTACTTTTTATTGTTAGTAAGGTTTGTAATTAAGTAAACAAATCCCTCACAGTCTGTAGGTAGTTCTTCAACTACTACGTTGTTATATGTCCAAGGACAATTGTTGCTGTTCTTCGATCCACTCATCTACTGCCTTTTTAACTAAATCTAAAGTATCGATACCTAGATCAGTTTCGTTTATTGTATGTGGTGCATGGCGCATTACGTACTCTGCTTTAGTACTATTAATGGCTTTTAGTTCTTCTTCATCCATTAGGCGTCTATTACTTCAATCTCAGTATCAAATGTAGTAAAGCCATTTTCTTTAGTAACTTGTAAAACACTATGCACTCGTCCTACTAATTCATCTCTATGTGAGATAAGCAAGATATTTTTCTCTCTGTCACGTTCCATTTTCTTTAATACACCTAACGCACTTTCTACACCAACAGCATCCATACCACTGTCAACAAGTTCGTCAATGCAAACAAAGTTAATAGGATAATTCATACTCTCAAATACATCTCGGAACGCCCAACTAAGACCAAGTATAAGTCTATTACGTTCACCACGTGATAAATTATCAAAGTCCAAGTCTTGTCCAAGTTGTGTAATAGTTACTGTTAAGTCACTTTGGAATTGTACTTCATGCGGTAATCCCAATCGTGTAATATAATATTCTAAACGTGTGTTTAGGAACTGTAAGTTTTGTTCAATAATCTTTTTACGTATAAAGCTATCTTTATTAGTTAATAGTTTTAACAAAAAGTCTTGATGCTCTTTTAGTTCTTCAAGTCTATTTACCTCTTCCCATTTTACTTCTTGTAGCCCAGTTTCTGTTAAACTATCAATTTGTTCTATGTAAGGATTAATTTCTTTTTCTGCACTATTTAATGATATTTGTAGTTTATCAATTTTAGAAGAATGTTTATATGCTTCATTTACTGTATTATATTCAATTCTTGGAGCAGTACCTAGCTCGCCTAATGTACTTATTCCTAGCGTATATTCTGCTATTAATTCATTTTCATCATCAATATGTTTTTGACTTTCATTAACAAGTTCGGTTTTTTGTGCAACAATTTTATCATGTTGGTCGTCGTGTATCTCTTGTCCACATGCATAACATTTATGTTCTAATGTAGAGTCTAAGTCAGATTGTGCTTTAACTAAACGTTTCTGTTCTCGATCAGTACTGCTTGCAAGCCTAGCAAGTTCAGCAGTTAATGTATCAATTTGTGCTTTCTTTTTATTAAATTCAGCAAATTCTTCGTGTGCTTTTATTTCTTTATCAATATCAATATGTTCTAGTAAATTTATTTCACTGGTATAATCTTGTATACGATCTGTAAGTTGTTGACTCCATTGCTTTTGTCTACGCTCTAAGTCTTTAATACTGTTACCAATGCGTTCGTTAGCCGCTTCGACACCTTTAATTTTATATGACTCTTCTGTTACTCTATCTTTGGTGCCTCTTAATAGTTCTTTAAGTATGTCTGCCTTTTCACTAAGTTTAGTAATACCGAGTAACTGTTCAATCATATCACGTTGATCGTTAGCTCGCATACTAAGAAACGGTTCTGTATATGTATTCAATGCAACAATATGCTTAAACATAGTATGACTCATACCTAATGTTTGTTCAATTACATGTTGACTTTGTCTTCCTTCGCCTTGCATCTCATCAGTTGCGCCTTCGTTATTATCTATGTCATTAACTAGATACCTAAACGTATTAGGCTTACTGTTATTAGTTTTATTAACTAAGTTATCTTTCTTAATATTATAAAGTGCTGCGCCATATAGTGCATAACTTAATGCATTAACAATTGTTGTTTTGCCTGTTCCGTTACGTGAACCATCTCCACCTAAGTCTAAATTGTTACCTAGTACAAGTGTTAATCCTGCTTTATCAAAGTGAACAGCCTGTGTGACGTTGCCCACACTCATAAAATTCTTTACGGTGATATTCTTAATTCTTAACATATTATGTTGTTAGTCCTGTATAAATGTCTACAAGCAACTCTTTTTTAATAGTGTCACTTTGTACAGATTGTAATTGCGAGAGTACAATAGTATCTACATTCTCAACTTGAATGTCTACACCGTTGTTCCAATCTTGTGTATGTTCTTCTTTCTTACTTGGCATAAGAGATATCTCACGCAAGCCGTACTGTTTAGCAAATGTTTCTTTAATAAAGTTAGCTTCTTCGTATGTAATACCAACATCTAAACTTACACGACAATATGTTTTACTAGACAAATACTTGTCTGGATCATCAATTAGTTTACTTAATGTTAGAGTTCTATATTTTGGAGCATCGGGCCATGCTAAGTATTCAATGGTGCCATCCCAATCTAAAAACATACAGCCCCTGTCATCATCCCATGCATCAGCATAGTTGTGAGGGAAGCAGTTGCCTGGATAAATTACATTGCCACGTTCTTGTCGTTTATGAAAGTGTCCGCTGAATACTTTCTCTGGTCGAGCTAAGTCTTCTGCTTTAAGTCCACCGTGGTCTGGCATTTGCACAAGTGCGTTCATATAAAAACTAGGAAGTTCAAAATGACCAAACATATATTTACAATCAATCTCTTTTAATTTCTTCCACTCGTCTTCGCATAGCCAAGGAATAAATGCTACGCCATCTTCGATAAACGATTCATTGTTTATCATTCTTATTTTCTTAAACTCTTCAATCATTGACAAACTATGAATTTCTCGCTTCTCACGATAATATAAGTCGTGGTTGCCAGTAATCATAATAACTTCATCAAAGCTATCATTGAGTTTACGTAAGTTACTAGTGGTATAGTTAAGTGTACTAACATTAATGCTAGCACGATTATGATGCCAGTCACCTAAGAAGAAACATTTTTTAATGCCTCGCTTAAGAGCCTCGTCTATCATCCATGTAATAAAATCTTCACAATCTTGATTATGATGTCTACTGTTATTCTTCATACCGAAGTGGATATCAGTAAAAATTACTGCTTTATCAAAAAACATTTATTCTCCAGTTTTGATTTCTTCGTCGTTGTCTTCGTCAGCGTATTCAGTTACTTGACCTTTCTTTAAGGTTGGTGATATTTCTTTTAATTTAGTTTCTCTAGTAATGTGTGCAGCCCATTCAGCATTGAATGTTCTTGTGCTACTTGGGTTGAGTCCTTCTTCTTCCAATAAATCATCTCTAATGTTTTGACTACGTTTTTCTAAGTTAAGAACACGTGTAAAACTATTATTAATTGCGGCTGTATAATATGCAAATGGGTTTTGTGATTTAAGTTCATTAAACTGTAAACCAATTTGTGCAAGCTGTAATAGTGCTTGTCCACGCATTTCGTCTACATAAGTGTACCCACGCCAGTTACCACGCATACTATATCGTTGACACAGTTTAAGATACATACGAGCTAATGTGTCGTTTGTTTTACCATGTGTAACGCTAAAGTGTCCATTATCTTTACCACCATCCCAATGACTTCTTGCTACTTCTGTCCAATCGCCTTTTATCATAGCATAATGTTTGAACGGAGGGAAGTTACATTTAGAATGTAAGTCAGCTTCTGTTTTAGGTTTGTTTTTTCTGTTCTCTTCAGGCACATGTTCAAACGTCATTACACGTAATACAATATCATCGTCCTGTATAGTGTCAACATCGACTACATAATCTGCAGCCCTTGGCTTAGTTTTTCTTCCTGTTAGCCCTTGTTCCCAACGCTTAACCTCTACTTGGTGTGCAAGTTTTTGTAAACGTGTTGCTCTAATTTGTTTAGCTTCGTCTGTTGCTTCTTTTGTTACTTCGTTAAAGCCAGTTACAATTAAATCGTAGTGTAAATAATTATCATCTCGTGTCCAGCAATAAGACATTTTGCTATTATGTATCTCTCTTAACATATCTTTGTTTGTTAAGTAGAATGTTTTTGTTGATTTTTCCATTGATTTTTCCTTTATTAGCTTACATTATACTAAATGAATGCAGTTTCGTCAACCACTTATTTTAAATTGATAAATACTACGAACGGAGAGTAGTATCATGTTAATTGAACACATTTTAAAAGAAGGAGTAAGCGACATTGCCGTATTCTATGGCGGTCGATTCCAGCCTATGCACAAAGCACATCAAGATGTATATAATCATCTTGTAAACAAGTTTGGTGCGGATAATGTATTTATCGCCACAATGGTGTCTGCAAAAGTGCAAGGACTTATTGCAAAAGCAGATGCAACAGGAAAACTTACTGATATTCAACGAGGCGAACTCAGTAAGAATCCATTTACATTTGATGAGAAGGCATCCATTATGAATAAGATGTTTAATATACCTGGGGATAAGATAATCAACACAAATCCATATCGACCAGATTTAGCAGCTATTGGCAAAGACCCAGAAACTACTGCAACAATACTTGTTTATGGTGCAAAAGATGCAGACAGACTTGCAACAGGTGGCGAAGGTTTCTTACATAAGATGCCAGACAATATGGACGAATTAATTCCAACTGCACAAGATAGAGGTTACGTATACGTAGCACCAGTTATGCAAGGTGGAATGAGTGCAAGCGACTTTAGACAGACAATGGCAAGCGAAGCTAGTCCAGAACAAAAACAACAAGAGTTTACAAAATTCTTTGGTAAGATGGACCCTCAAGTATTTGGGTTTATAGAAGAGAGGCTAACGTAATGGCAGGTATAACACACAAAGCAAAACTAGTAATGAAACAAAAAGGTAAGCCATTTGACGCTGGTACCGGAGGATTAACGAACCACATATTAAGTCCACTTGTACATGCCGGAGGAAAAGATCTAGGAATAGTATTCCCACTTACTCCTACTATTATGATGAGCCACAGTGCAAACTATGGAACACACGAAACAACTGGATCCATATCTCAACAAAACTTTTACATGAATACTCCAAATCCTAATATGTCAGTAACAGCTATGTTTGCTTCAAACACAATAGAAGAAGCAAAATATACAGCAGCAGCATTACATTTCTTAAAGTCTTGTATGAAATCAGACTTTGGTATTCAAGCAGGCGCTAAAGCAGGTACTCCACCACCAATACTAAAATTTAGTTGTTATGGAACAGTACATGCCAAAAATGTTCCCGTAGTGCTAAGAAACTTTACATACACGTTACCAGAGGATACTGACTACGTTGAAGTTAACATTGGCGGTGAACTGATCAGCGTACCAACACTAGTATTAGTTGCAGCTGAATTAACAACACAACTTACACCAAAACGAATTAAAGATAACTTTAACATACGAACATTTGCAAGCGGCAATCTACTTAAAGGAGGTAACACTAATGGCTTCATATAGACAAGATAGTGTATACAGAAATACAAGCACTATTAATAATCAATACCTAGATGTACTTGACGTAAATAGCATTGATGTAAAAAATACAACAACAACTAGCGTAACACTAGACGCAAAGTATGATGAGAAACCAGACTTGCTAGCATATGACTTATATGGCAATGCTAAATTATGGTGGGTATTTGCATTATTCAATCAAGACAAATTAAAAGATCCAATAATAGACTTTAAGGAAGGTGTAATTATTTTAGTCCCTACAAGGTTCGCATAACATGGCAACACTACCATCACTATCTGATAGAAATAACAATCCATTAAACATTAGAACAAGTAATGACACCTGGGTGGGCGCCAAAGGCAGTAATGCTGGCTTTGTTAAATTTTCTAATCCAGAGTACGGTGTACGAGCAGCCGCAAAGAATTTATACACAAGTCAAGAAAAGCATGGAAACAATTCAATAGCTGATATTATAACAAGGTGGGCGCCTCCGGGGCCACCAGACTACAATAAGACTGACGCATATATTGCTAAAGTAGCAAGCGATTTAGGTGTTGATGCAAATGCTGACTTAGGATCATTAAAAGACAATCCAGAACTCACTGCCAAACTAATTAAATCAATGGCGCACCAAGAAGGCGCAACAGTAGGTGCTGATGGCAAATACACAGATGCGATTCTAAAAACTGGTGTTAATTTAGCAAACGGGTCGCCATTATCTGAAAACCAACTTGCAGGACAAGAAACTGATTTTAATCCAGGAAATTTTGAAGGCCCAAGAAACGAATACGCAAAACAATCTACAGACACTGCTTCAGCTAAAGGTACTAATAAAAACAAGATTGCTAACACATCAGACTCTGTTATAACTCCTAACTGGATGAGTACCGTAGACAGCCCCTCATATAAATGGACGCTGTATATTGTAAGCAACGAAGTATGGAATGACACATCAATCTTATATGGCAATGATACCGCAGCACTAACCGCTGATAAAGCAAAGATTGTAGCCGAACAAGGAGTCACTACTGAGTTTACATTAGATAACTTTGCAATGGCGTCAAGAGTTACACCAGGACAAGCACACGGTAATACTACACCAGGTATAATACAATTTGATTTATTTGAAACGTTAGGCTTTACATTTTTAGATAAAGTTTTACGAGCTGGTGTAAAATTAAACAAACCTCAAAATTTATATTCTCAAAATTATGTATTAAAATTAGAATTTATTGGCAGAGATGCAACCACCGGAGGCAGTACTAAGTACCCAGGTGTTTTCTTCTATCCTATTCGTATAAGTCAAATTAGAAGCACAACTAGCCCAGGAGGCACCAGGTATAATATTGTTGCAATGAATTTCATAAAGGTTGCACTAACGGAAGCTGTAACGCATACCAATATTAACGTTAATAACTTTAACACAGTAGACACATTTGCTTCACAATTACAAGCTGGATTAAATGCAGCCGAGCTAAATAAATTGAGTGAAAGGGAGATAACGTCCGGCGGCGTTCAAGCAAAGACGTTTCAAATTGTATTTAATCAGTCAACAAAAACAAAAGCAAGATACACCAAACTAGTTAAAGATTTTACACTAGACTCACAACCGTGGGTGGGTGTAGTGGATGCAACAACAGCAGCTGGCCATGCTACGTCGCTTACAAACGTAGATATGGCACAGCTAACAGTTAAATCTGAAACTGCATTACCTTCGTATATAAAAGACGCAATACAAAAAAACTGTCCTACGTGGTCTAAATTTGTAACTGAAATGAACGCACTAGAAAGAACTCCTTATATTGTAGTTACACCTGAAATGTCATATGCTAAGATTGGCCAGAAAGCTACATCAATAGTTAGAGGCACATTAACCGAAGAGGATGGTACTGCATTTGAACCAATTATAATTAAATTAACAATCGCAATAGGATACTCTGGAACTGTTCCAGCTGAAGGCAGTCATGTAACAAACTTTACTGATACTAATTTTCAAAATGAAAAATTTAAAAACATGCCTATTGAAAAATTATATACATATCTATATTCAGGAACAAACATAGAAGTAATAAATTATCAACTTGATTTAGAAGCATTATTTGTAACAGCAAGAACTCCCATGGATGGTTTTTATCATGCAGATGCAATGCAACAGTTTTCGGGTTCTATAATAGATACTACTACGAAAAATCCAAGACCCGCTGAAGACACTAGCGTATACTTAGAAGATACTAAGTATAATGTTGATGCATTATATAATGATCTAGTTAACTATGAAAAAAGAGAACTATCGATAGAAGAGCAAGCTGGAAAATCTACAACAGATACAAGTAATTCATTGATAGCAAACATTCTATCAGAATCAGCAAGACGAGAACAAGATGCAATGTCGTTGTCAATTGAAATAAAAGGCGACCCATACTGGATGGGAAATAAAAAGAATGTGGCTGTAGATGGAACAGTATCATTGCCAGACTGGGAGACACAAGATGCATTAATAGCATTTTTACAATATAATCCTAACGTTAATGATCTTTTAGAACTTCAAATAAAAGGCCCTGTTGATTTGGTGTCTTCGGGTATTTATAAAATAATCTCAATAGACAGCAGGTTCCAAGGTGGAGCGTTTACACAAACATTAAACGGTATGAAAGATATAACAACCAATACATTATTAACATTACCGCAATTAATAAAATTAGAATACGGAGGATAACATGGCAGGAATACTAAAAAGTGACGGAGTAAAAGTTTCAAAAAGAGGGCTGCAAGGCGGCTCAGAAAATATTAATACCCTGCACGGAATATATATTGCAGAAGTAATTACTAATACAGATAGTTTATATACAGGAAGAATAACTGTACGAATCGCTGACTTCGGTTCAAAAGACACTGAAACTATATGTTTATTAGCAGTTCCGTTCGGCGGACACACTAAAATTTTAGACAGCGGAAAAGACGTCACACTAGATAGCGAAACGCCAGTAAGTTACGGCATGTGGCCGCAACCGCCCGAAGTTGGAACAAACGTAGTGGTTGCATTTACGAGCAGTGTGGAACAGGGCATTGTAATTGGATCACTTATAGCAAAAGACAGAAATGCTATGATGGGCGGAAGATCAAGTGGCAACGTTTATAACGGCGGTGATGTAATAACTGGATCTGCAATGGAAAAAAATCCACATGATAACAATGATCCTGATACTAAGCCAGCAGACACTAAAATGCAAGCAATATTAACCGAGCAAGGATTAAGTTTAGATTACGTAAGAGGCCATAGTCAAAGTAGTGCGAGACGAGAGTCACCAAGTAAAGTATTTGGCATAACAACACGTGACGGTCATGTGTTTACATTAGATGATGGTGATGAAACTGGAACAAGTAAAAACATTAGACTAAGAACTAAAGAAGGCGCTCAAATATTATTAGACGATACTTCAGGATTTATATTTGTTACAACACAAAACGGAGATGCTTGGATTGAAATGGATAACGACGGTAAAGTAGACATTTATAGTAAAGGCGGAGTAAGCGTTCACACTGAAGGTGATTACAATGTACACGCAAAAGGCAGTATTAATATGGAAGCCGAGCAAGGTGTTAATATAAAAAGCACCGGCAGCGATGGAATAAAATTAGAAACAAGCGTTGGTGGAATAGATGTACACAGTGCATTAGATATTAAAGTACATGCACAAAACTATCATCTGAATGCTGTTGGAAACCTCATTATGGTTGGCACACAAATAGATATGAATGGGCCAGCAGCTAAAGCTCCAACAAAAACTACAATACAAAATCAAACAGTAAACGATAATGTACTAACAAGTGCAGCAAGTAGAGTACCAGAACATCATCCATGGCTTGGTGTTAAGGGAGTTACAGAAAAAGCACCAGTTAATAAAGGAAGAACATAATGCCAGTTACTAATTTACAATCAACCGTTGATGCAAAAAATCTAATAGACTACAGTCTATTTACTGACATAGATGCAATATCAACAAATACATTAGTTAACTTATCTGACTTAGAAGCAAGTGATAAAATAATTAACTTTAAACTTAGATTAATCAATTGGAAAGGATATAAAAGCACACTCGACGGCGTAACAACAATTGGATATGCAAGCAAAGATGCTGATGCAATAGCAGGCACTGGATTAATAGAATCAGCAGCCTATACACTTTATTTAGAAATGTTTAAAGATAAAGAACGTATATTTAAAAAAATATTTCCATTATCAACACTCACACAGTCGCAATACGATGCCATGTTAAGTTTATATATTGCAACTAGCACATTTAGTTACGTAGGAACTGAAGATAGAAAGTTTTATATACTAGATGATATTAAAGATAGAAAATGGGATCATGTAGCAACTGCATTAACACTTAGTGGACTTGACCGAACAACCAGACAACTTGAAGCCAAGATATTAATGTTAAGTGATTATGGCTCTTATAAAGATAGGACTCTTATTAAAGAACAAAATTTACAACGTCTTATTAAAGATTATAAAACTAACCAACTTACAGACGAACAAAAAACACAAGCAGAGTATGTTTACTATGCTGAAACGAATAGATTCTTAGCAAACATGACTGAAAGTAAAAAAAGACTTTTAGTAAAACAACTAAGTTAAAACCCATAAATACTTTATAATCACAAGGAATATAATCTTGAATAACAGTGTATTACTACTGAACGCTGATGGGCAACCATTATCAATATTACCATTAAGCACCGTTAGTTGGCAAGATGCAGTCAAGGCTGTCTTTCTGGAGAAGGTGCGTGTAATTAGAAGTTATGATGACGTGTACTTACATTCGGAATCAATTACTATACCGTGTCCTAGTATAATCATGTTAAACACATATCATAAGCAACCGGTTAAAGCAAAATACTCGCGACGGAATTTGTACCTAAGAGACGATCATTGTTGTCAGTATTGTGGTGATCAATTCATTTTTGCCGAGTTAACAATAGATCATGTAATTCCTAAGTCACGCGGTGGTAGACTTACGTGGGAGAACACAGTAAGTGCATGTGGTCCATGCAATGTTAAAAAAGGCGATAAGCTATCAACTCCAATCAACATCCCAACTGTTCCAAGTTGGCACAAGATAAACTACTCTGAAAAGACACATCAAATAATAATTCCATGTTTATATTGGCAAGATTACATAAAATGGCCAGAAGATAAGCTAATTCTCCAATCATAAACTACATAGATAATTAATCGCATAAATAGTTGTATGAGTAATATAATCGGCTATACAACAATAAACAATCCCTACACTAGTCAACGTCTGACTGGCATAGATTTGGCTAAGCAAGACTTACTAAATCATTTCAAAATCCGTAAAGGAGAGAAATGGACAGACCCTACATTTGGGTGTGACTTGCCACTATACGTCTTTGAACCACTGGATCAATCAACACTGGATGCAATAGAAGAAGAAGTATATAACGTAATAACATACGATCCAAGATTTAATGTTAGTAATACACACGTTAAAGTCAATGCAGACAAACACGCAGTTACAATTAGTGTAGAACTTATTTACTTACCAACAACAACTGTAACAGAGTTACAGATTAAGTTCGACAGAGAATTCGAACAAGACGCAGAGTTTTAATTATGGCACAGAAATCAAGACAAAATAAACTATTTGCAGCTGAAGACTACACAGTAATTTACGAATCATATATTAATGCTAACTTTCAAGCATTTGATTATGATACAATTCGTTCTGCTATGGTCGATCATGTTCGCAATAATTATCCAGAGAACTACAATGACTGGGTAGAATCAGCTGAATTTGTATCACTACTAGATGTAGTTGTATCACTACTAGATGTAGTTGCACAGTTTGGACACAACTTAGCATACAGGCTAGACTTGAATGCAAGAAACAATTTTATAAGCACATCACAAAGACAAGAATCAGTTTATAAATTAGCAGAATTTTTAGGATATCAACCACGACGTAACGTGCCAGCGTACGGTGAGATGAAAGTAATGAGTGTTAAAACGAACGAAGCAATTATTGGAAGTGCAGGCGATAGTCTAGGCGGCAAAGATATAATGTATGAAATAAGTAATAATGTTAATAATTTAGATGACTTTATTACAGTTGTTAATGCAGTTCTGGAAAACAATAATCAATACGGTAGTCCAAAAAAATCTGTAGTAATTAATAATGTAACAACAGACTTCTATGATCTTAACAATACTCCCAACCAAATTAAATTTGATGTAACTGGATCGGTACTAGGTACATCTTCTGTATATAATGTTATAAGCAGTGATTATGATAATACAGCAACAACATTTACAGAAAAATCTCCAAACCCAGTAGGTAGTGTCGGAATTTATTTTAAAAATGATGGCAAGGGCATAAAGAGTACTAACACGGGTTTCTTTTTTGGAGTTAAACAAGGTAGCCTGTTCTATGAAGATTTTAATATAGCAAGCCCAATTGATAATATCTCATTAGATATTGGTGCTAAAAATGTAAACAGCACAGATGTGTGGGTACAAAATATTAATACCACAAGCAATGTTACTAAAGAATGGTCAAAAGTTACAGACGTTAATAGTAATGTAATTTATAATAACTTAGCTTCAGGTCAACGAGATATATTTAGTGTCAAGACTAGAGAAGATAATAAAATATCAATTTTATTCGCAGACAAAACATTTGGCAATATTCCTAAGGATACAATTAGAGTCTGGTACAGAACAAGTGTAAACAGTACGTATATTGTTAGACCAGATGATTTACCAAATAAAAGAGTACAGGTAAACTACACAGGTGCTGATGGCAACTTATATACTGCAACATTTGGCATACAGTTAAAGCAACCAATTTCAAATGCAAGTGCAAATGAAACGTTAGATGAAATAAGAGAAGCTGCTCCAAAGAATTATGCAAGTCAAGATAGAATGATTACAGCACAAGACTACAATACATTGTTAGGAAATGCAACAGGCGGTATATTAAAGATAAAGAGTATTAACAGAACATTTAGTGGGCACAGCAGATATTCAAAGTTTAGTGACCCTACAGGAACATACAGCAATTTATACCTAACAGGTAAAGATGCGGCTGTAAATAAAACGGACAAATTAATCTCAGTTTCAACAGCTTCAACAGATAGTCCGCAATTAGTATATGACAAACATATTAAGAATATATTAAATAATGATGAATTTGTTAATTTATATTATATTGGATTTCGTAATGCATTTACAACATTAAGAGATACAACGCATTCTTACACTCCTAATTCAGTTGTATGGCAGAATCCAAGCGAAACAGCAACAGGATTATTAACTGGTTATATCACAGAATCTGCAGTTATTACAAGAGTTGGAACTACAGCAACAGATTATATGAAACATATTACGCCTGGCGCATTGATTGAATTTACATCAGGTAGTACAACTAAGTGGGCGAAAGTAGTTGATATATTTGCACACGGACTTGGTATAGAAGGAACAGGAGTTGCAGCAGGTTCGCCAACTGGCAAACGAGCAGACGGCACTGGTGCAATTACATTAGATACTGTAATTCCAGACAATGCAACAATTAATATTATATACCCTGCATTAGCTAGAACGTTTTCTGTAAAAGAACAAAATCTAATATTAGCTTATATAAAAGCAAATAGATCGTTTACTATAAGATATGATTATATAAATAAAAACTGGTTAGTTGATACTAGCCCTGCTGTATTTAATGCAGGCGATGCCTTTCCAACATTTGATACCCTGCCTACAAGCTGGGTAGTTTATTTTAATTCTACAGGAACAGCATTTGATATTTACTTAAGAACAACGAGAATTAATTTTAGTAGTGCTTCAGTAAAACTAGGAAACATTACAAATGAATTAGAACTAGGAACTTATACTAAAAAAGCAAAACGTGATAAGATAGGGTTAATTGGAGTTAGCTCTGGAAGCATAGCTACTATTGGTTCTTACTATGTTTACGGATTTGAAAATACAGATTCAACTATTTACAGATTAACATTAATAGATGGAAACGCTGACAGTAGACCAGACAACCCTGATGTGTTTATTGAAACATCTGCAATTGGAACCACAGGCTTAAACTTTGAATGGGAGCACATTGCTTCTGAAAACCAAGTAGTTGATCCTAGCTTTACAAATGTTATAGATGTATTTGCATTAACAAAAGCATATGATACAGAATATAAAAACTATTTAAAAGGCACAGTATTAGTCGAGCCACTTCCACCCACTAGTTATGAACTAGGAATGAAATTTACAGGTGTAGTTGAAAAGAAAGCAATTAGTGATACTATTGTCTTTAAACCAGTTAAGTATAAACCAATGTTTGGTAATTATGCAGAACAGCATCTTCAAGCAAAGTTTAGAATAATTAAATTGTATGGTTCGAATATTACAGATAGTGATTTAAAATCAAGAACCGTTACTGCAATCAATAACTTTTTTGATGCAAGTAATTGGGATTTTGGTGAAACATTTTACTTTACAGAACTGGCAGCATACGTACACAAGCAACTTGCAGGTGTGCTAAGTAGTTTTGTTATTGTCCCACAGGGTACTAATAGCGGCTTTGGTGATTTGTTTGAATACACACCAAACAGTAACGAACTTATTATACCAGACGTAGACACTGACGACATAGATATTATTGAAAACATTACAGCCACAAACATTAGTAAAACAGGATATTAACAATGAAAAAGAAAGCAGGCCAAAATTCAGTTAACAATATAAAGACAAGTAAGTTTTTACCGAAGGTATTTCAAACAGAGTTAAATAAAAATTGGTTAGACAGTACATTAGATCAAATGGTTTCAAAAGGACCGCTTGAAGATTTAAATGGTTATATTGGAAGCAGAACAGGCAAGGATGCATTATCAACTGATACGTACTTGGAACCAAAGTTTCATAAAGCATTACGTACTAAGAACCAATTACAACCTGGAGTTATCTCATATGACAACAGTGACAATGTAACTAATATGATTACATTTGACGATGTTGCACATTCTATTAATGAGAACTTTGCTACATATAATTATAATGCTGCTTATGCTTCTAGCTTATATAGTTTTAATCCACCAATTGACATTGATAAATTTATTAATTATAAAAACTATCACTGGGTAGAAGAGTTGCCGGTATACGAAAGTATATGGACAGGCGCTGCTAAAAACCCAACAACAGATATAGCAACAGGATTATCTACTATAACAGACGACAACAATACGTTTACTGTTGAAGAAGGCATGCTAATTAAATTTACTGGGTCAGGACATGCGGCTATATTAAACAAAACATATTTAGTATCAGGTTCAACAGGCAAACATAGATTACACGAATATTTTAATGCTACTGGAACTAGAGTATATAATAATACAGTAAAGCACACACAATCAACTGATGGAGTATATACTAATCCAAAAATATTTAATGTGAGCCCAGGCACTGCTACTACATACACAGGAACACCAGAGGCTAGAATTACAGCCTTTAATGCAAACACATCAAGGCTTCCAATATTTGATGGCTTCCTTTTTGATACAAGTATTGATAATCCTACTCAACTTGCTAACAATGTATTTGTAAAGTTTACCGGAAGTTGGACACACGGTGCAACTAATAATACAGATATATTTTCAGTAACAGTTGATCCTACTTCTGGTGATGTTGCAATAGCATCCGCAACTACAAAAGAATTAGCTGGACTAACAGTATCTCCAACAAATAATGTAATGTATAACAGCGGATTACCAGTAACTCCATTAAAAGATTATATTGTTGTTGCAAAACATGACGCACTTCAAAGTGCATGGAGCAGAGCAAACCATTGGGTAAACATCAGCACAATTAATAAGTTAAAAACATTACTACCTAATTATAATTTTTCTGAAATACTAAAACAAACCAGACAAGCACTTAGACCTATTATTGAATACAACGCTGGACTAAACATGTGGGAATGTAGCAAACACGAACATAACGAAGCAGATACCCAAGCAGAAAATAAGTTAGCAGTTGACCATGGCGTTACCGCAGCTGAATCAGCAACAATAGCAGCATTTGCAGCAGGTACTACTTATGTTTACATAGACGGCACAGACCTTAAGTATTACACAGTAGGAGCTACACCAGCATCTGTTACATTAACTAACAACAATACATTCTCTATTAAGAATAGTACAAATAGTTTATGGAATGATGCAGACGTATTTGTAGAAGCAGGCGTAATTAAATTAGCACAACAAAAAACTAAAATAAATCAATACCCATTGTATAGATTGTATAATCAAGAAGGCATTGGATTAGAAAACATAAACGGTATTGGATTCAAAGGCGCAAATATATTTGGATACAAAAAAGGAACTGGAACAGTATTAGACAGCGAACTAGGAAAAGTATTATGTTTTAAAGATACACCAAAGGGTGGCGAGTATGAATTTGAAAACTTTATTATAACTAAAAAGTATTTAAATAGTTTCCAACATGTTGAAAATGATAACTTATCACACACTAAAGCCCAAACAGGTTATACGTTGTTTAAACAGAGTGATGTATTAAAATCAATATACACACCGGCTGGTAAATCAGCAGGTGCAAGTGAACACATTCAATACGAAATAACAATTGATGATGCTCCATTAGTAATTCCTTATGGACAAAGTAACTGGAGACCAACACAATCGTATTACGTTCATTCAGATGCAGTTAGATATCAATCATCTGGCGATCAGCTTGCTATAACAATTGTTAATAGTGATGGTGTACAATCTACAGCAAGAGTAGGTACAGCTAGCCTTTATATGGTAGGTGTAGGACAAGAGTTTGTGTTGCATAATTTAACAAGTGATACAATAACATTTTCCACACAGTCTGAAATTACAACTACAACAGTAGGAACAACTACAACTATAACAACAAGTGCATCTAGTAACAATAAACAATTTGATGTATTAGTTAATGGCGTACTTTTACAAACATTTTTCATAACAAATAAATGGGATAACTTATTTCATAAAACTATAGTTAATGGTAAGGAAGTATTGAATTCACAAGAAACACAAAATGCTGCTTTTACTACTACTACAATTGATAATAGTATTTTTAAGAAAGGCGACATTGTAGATTTTTATTGGAATAATAACGACTTAACAAATAAAACAACAAATACAAGTTTACCAGATGTGCTAACTCATAACGTACACAATACTCCAATAAGCACATTTACAATAAGTGAAACACTTAGCCATTGGGAAAGCAAATTAAATGCTATGCCAAACTTTAGCGGCAACACATTTGGTGAGAATAACTTTGCAAGTATTCCACATACTCCATATTACGGAGGCACTATCTTTATGTCAGAAGATATTAGTATAATGAATGATATTAATTATTCTGACAGTAAACTAAGTATCACTGGTGCATTAAACGAACAGGCAAATGATTATGTAGGTTTTAGAAACAGAGTTATAGCACAAGCCAGACGAGTATATAGTACAACAGGTGCTACAAGTATACAAAACTTAACTGACAAAGCAATACAACAAGTTATTAAAAATAAACATGATGATGGTTTATACAAAGCGTCTAACATGCTGTTTACACAAACAGATGACATGCAATCGTTTATAACAAAAAATGCTACAACAACAAAATTTAAAACAAGATATATATTTAATGGTGATCTTAATATTAGAGACCATGTATATGTCTACTTAACAGAAAGCTCTAGTAGAAAACTTCTTCTTAAGGATACTGATTACACTATTAACGGTGATACAGTTTTGTTAAGCACTGCGCCAGGAACTAATGCAGTTGTAGAAATTTATTATTCTCAAATGGACGAGCCTTGTTTTATTCCACCTAGCATGGTAAAACTTGGATTAGCATACGGTGTTGAACCTCAAGTACATTTAAACACATTATATACACACGACGGCATGCAAATAGATGTAACTGGAAAAGATATTGAAAATATAAATGCAGGCGCAACATTTGATCCGGTTAATGCAGTAGTGTTTGAAATGGAAAAACGTATATTTGCTGGAATAGTGAAATTTGATATTATGTATGGCTGGCTAGCTGCAGAACGAATAGCATCACCAATTGAATTTATTCCATCCAAACATACAAGCTCTTGGTTTGCAATAAATGATTTAAATAATTATTTAGAAAAATATTACTACCAATGGGCAAAACATAATAGTATTACAAGTTTAAACACAACTGGTTACTATAGTGCATCTGATGAAACTACTTGGAATTACAGCACAATAAACACATATGAAGATTTTGGTACTACGTTGCCAGGACACTACAAGGGTGCATACACACATTTATTTGGAACGTGTACTCCACATATTACTCCGTGGCACATGCTCGGGTATGGATTTAAACCAAGCTGGTGGGATACTTATTATAGTTGGACAGATGCATCTAAGAGAGTAGCACTACATAAGGCATTAATAAACGGCATAGTAGAGAATCCAGCTTATTCAAATATAGTACAGGATGTAAAATATGCAAGACACAATTGGGACTGGTCAACTAGATGCCCAGTTAAAACAGATGGCACATTGGAATCTATTAGCGTAGTGTTAGACCCAAATAGTAATGTTACAAATGTTGCAAAAGAAGCAGACTTTGTGTTTGGTGATTGGGGACCAGTTGAAATTAACTGGCGCTCGGCAGCAAATGGACAAGCAATGACAGTAGATGCTATATCAAAATTACTTCCAGCAAAAGCATGGACAGCATTCTTTCAGCCTGGATTTATTAGTAGGACTTATTCAAAAATAGCAAACGTAGGTCGTTACAATGAATTGCTTCCAGCAAGTGTTGATTATAAAATGCCTGGAGAGGTTTATGGAAGTTCAATTTCTAATATAACACTTACAGGTACTAATCCACCAACTGCTGCAGAAAGAACTGGGTGGTTTAAAATATTAGATGATTACGATAGTACTATTGCTAAAGCAACATATAATTTTAAAGAAGGCACTGGCCCAAACACTGGCACAATTGATAGCATAAGTTTAATAGAACGTGGCTTACACTTTACTAACACACCAGTACTTTCTTATGTAGGTACAACTGGTGCAGCAAATGATATTTGTGTAGACATTGAACTTAAAAAGATTCCATTTGTAGCGAACGGAATAGCACAAGCACAGTACAATTATATTCGTAGAAATCATAACAACATTAGTCAAAGTGAATTGTATAGTAACTTAACAACTAAACTACAAGAAAAGTTATCTGGATTTACTAGTAAACATTTACTAGATATATCTGCAGACAGCAGCATCTCGGGTGATTTTATACTCGGTGAAGGCGATTTTAATATTGAAATGTACAATGGCGCGGTAACAGATTCAGTTACAGCAAGTGCAGTAATTATTAAAAAAACACTAACTGGCTGGACAGTATCAGGTCTAAGTAATAACAACAGAGAGTTTAAATTCTTTGAGCCAAACTTAGTAAGAGCAACAAATTACACAACACAGACTATTGCGAATCAACAAGTAAGACGATATAATGATTTTGTAGCAACAGCTAGCATAGCAGAATATGATGTTGTCTTTGAAAGGGTGCAGGACACATATAACTTTATACGAGGCTATTGGGAATGGATGCGAACAAGCGGATACACAATTGTATATGACGGCGATAGTTCCGCAGCTGATTTTGTTACTTGGTCGGTAACTGCAGAAGTTGATAATCTATACATTTTACAACTAGGCAGAGAAATAAAGTTCAAGCCAACACACGGTCATGTATATGAATATAATCAACTAGAATATAACAACAACGATGTACTAGATACTAATTCTAATAGATTACAGACAAGTGATTTAAGCATATCGCGTACAGATGGAACAGTAAACATTGAAACAAAGAATAAAGAATTTATAGGAAGTATTACTAGTGCAGTATTAGATTATGAACATGTTGTAATATTTGAAAACAAAACAAAGCTAGGAATACATTTGTTTGATGACATTAAGAACAGACGCCAAGAACGTTTGTTAGTAAGAGGACAACGAACAAGTAATTGGACAGGTGAAAAGAAAGCACCGGGTTACTTAGTAGTTGATAATCATATTGTACAAAACTTTGACAGTGCAGTGCAAAGTGTAGACGACATTTATAGAACAGACGTAAACGAATTTAATGAGGCATTTACAAAAGCAAAAGATTTAACAATAGGCAATGTAGATGGACAATTACTAGATGGCATAGGGATTGATAAGAACGTACTTACAAATTACTACCAAGGTGTAATTAAAGAAAAAGGTACAAAGAATGCGTTACAACACATAGGCAAAAGCAATTTACTAAGTGGTGACAATTCATCAGTTTCAGCATTTGAACAATATATGTTTAGACAATCTACACTTGGTAATAGCGACATGGAAGATCCACTTGAGATAGAAATAGTATCAAGTGATATTAACTCGTCCCCACAAACTGTATCATTAAATGCAGCACCTACATCTATAGCAGACATTAAGGCTAATGTAATATATAAAACAAACGCTAAGACAGTTAATGATAAGGTAATTACGTTTGATACATTAAGCTACAATGATTCTGTTGCTGGCATACTAACAGGTGGCGAAACACTTAAAACAGAAACAAAATACCAAATTGAAAATGCAGCTGGTATTAGTGCTGCGTTTGATAAGACAGCAGCATTTGCAAAAATACCTACTTGGAATAATTATACAAGTTATAAAAAGGGTGAGCAAGTAAGACACAACGGGCAACTATGGAATTGTATAGTAGACTTTACTGGATTGACTGTTGCAACAGATAATATTGTAGTGACAGGATCAGAAACAAATGCATCATTTCCAAACGGAACATTAGTAAATATTGCAGGAATACCACAGTTTGCTTTTAATGATACCAATACAATCTACAATGATATCACAGCAACTATCTACAATGATATCACAGCAACTGGTTCAGTTTCAAATCCAACATTCTTACCTAGCCTTGGACCACTTACTATTACACACGGCGGAGTGCCAGTAAATATTAACTTTGTAAATAATGGTCTTGTAACTACTGTTACAGCAGGTGCAGAGCTAACAGGCAATACAACACCGTATACAACACCAGTTGCTATAGCTGATGTTACAGGTAAAAGTATTACACTAAATTCTATAGTAGTTGATTTTGATACAACACCAGCAAACGTAATTGAAAACTTTACAGGTGTAACGAGTCAAACAGACTTTACAATAGCACAAGCACTTTCAGCTAGCACATATAGTACAGGTCTTGTAACAGTAACAGTGGATGGCACCGCTGAAACTGGATTTAATATAACTGGACAAACACTAACATTTACGACAGCACCAGCTGCTGCCGCAGTTATTGTTGTTACATTAGTACACGTGACTAACAGCATGAATGCCACTGAGGTTGTAGACAAGATTAATACTTATACTGGAACAAGTTTTGTAACAGCATCTATTAATACAAATGGACTTTACCCACTAACGCTACAGTTAAGCAGAGCAATGGGACTTATAACAGACTCTATAGTATTATCAGCAAGTGCTACTAATACTGAGTTAGGACTCCCATCGGGTGGAACAACAACTCACCCAGCAAGTACTACTGTTACTTCTGAAATAGCTCTATCAGTAACACAAGTTGCACAATCTATTAATAACGCATCGTCATTAACAAGTAAAGTTTCTGCAGCGGTTGTAGCTAATAAGCTAGTGTTAACAAGTATAAATAATAATTCAAACGGATTAACTATATCTGGAGACCCTAGAACTGTGCTTGGTCTTAATGCAACCTATGCTGTAACTTCTACTAGTACTAACAGAGATACAAAAACAGCAGAAGCAGTTATTCAGATTCAAACCAAACTAACAGCAGCAAATTCAACTGTTACTATTGTTGAATTGGGTAATGCGATAGTAATAACATCACCAGAAGCAAGTCTCGAATTAGGAGCTACTAATTTTAATACTCTAGCAGGATTATCAACTGGAACGGTTACTGCAATAGGAAGTACAATTAAAAATACGTTTATCACATCACCAGCTTCATTTGCAGCAACTGATGACGATGATGCATTATATAATATTCTAGTAACAAATGACAGTGACTTTGAAATAGCATCTAGTGGATCAATTGTTACTAAGTTCTATGGGTGGAATGTGTTACAAGTACAACACTTTGGTGCAGCACAAGTACCGTTGTTTACAAAAAGTACAGACGGAAGCACATGTGGTATATGTGCAGGTGTATCGAGCAAGGATGGAAATGACGCAGAGATAACAACAGACGTATCACACATGTTACAAGTAGGTGATTTTGTACAATTACTAAACACAACCACTACACCTAACATTGACGGTATACACAAAATAACTAAACTTGGAATTGGATCATATGCTGATAGAATTTTTTACATAGATGAATTTATTGAGAAGTGTGGCAACGCAGTTTCTGTTAAACCATTAGTAACAACTAGATTTAAAGACGTACCGGCGAGAAATAATACAATAGCAAACACACGTTGGAACTTACCAACTAATAAACTTGTGTTTGCATCATCATTAACTGTTGGCGGATTGTTAGGAACATACGTATATAAAACAGCAACAGGAAACACCTGGACTGATATTGTACGTCAAACCACACACAGACCTACTAACACTGATATTGATAGTATTGTAATTTACAACCACAAAGATAATAAATCAAAAGTACAATTAGAAGCATGGGATCCTATGAGAAAGATTATCCCTGGTATAGCACAACAAAACCTAGACTACATTAATGTTTCCGATAATGCAATTTATACAACGTCATCGGATACAAATCAGCTTATTGATACAGATTCGGCTTGGGGTGAAGAACAACTAGGAACTAGATGGTGGGATACAAGTAAAGTTAGATACTATGATTACGACCAAGGCTCTACTGCTTATAAATCAGTAGTATGGGGCATGCTATATCCTGGAAGCGAAGTAGTTGTTTGGGAATGGGTTAAGGCATCAGTTCCACCAGACGACTATAATGACGCTGTTAAAAATAGTACAGAAATTTTAGGCACAATAGCAACAGGCGCTGCATTTTCAGTATATGATAGTGTAGCCGATGAGCATTTATATTACTATACCATAGCTAAAGAATGGAACAAACAAACAAACTCTTACAATGATGTGTATTACTATTGGGTTAAAAATAAAACAACTATATCTGATACAAGAGAATTGTCAGCATTTGACGTAGCGAACATAATTGAGGATCCAACAACAAGTGGCATCAGTTGGTTTGCAGTTGTTGGAGACAAAGAATTTATTATTGATAATATTCAATATTACGTTGATGATAAAAATACTGTAATACAAATTAACAAAGCAGGCGACAAATATAAGTCACATAATGAGTGGACACTTATTACAAAAGATTCTGATTTAATTCCAGAGTACTATATAAATGGTATGAGGCAAAACTTAGCTGGCAGAGATACTGCTAAAAATCTTTTACCTTTCCAATCATTACATAGATTTAATAGATTCGGAGATGACATAGACATTGGTCAGACATGGTTTAATGATTTAACTGATGCTAGAAGAAATGCAGCAGTAACAATCAATATGTTGCTTCAGCACATTAACTTGGATCAAGAATATAAAGACACATGGGATAGAACATTCATAGCTAATGGCTTTCCTAAACGTTTATGGACATGGCATGATTATAGATTAGCGTCATACACTGGCACCACTAATCATACAACAACAGTTACTAGCTATGCAGACCTGGCTAACATTGATAGAGACTTTCACGTAGTTGCTAAGATTGCTGTGTTTGACACTGCGGTGCAACGCAATAGAAGCGAGATTTATGCATACAACGATGTTACTAATAAATGGGATTTAGTATTAAAGAAGAATATCACAATTCAATTTAACGTAGACCTGTTAACACTAGAAGGTGGTTGGGACATGGCAGCATTTGATTCTACTCCGTTCGATCAAGCAGACATAGCAGAGTATTGGGAAACAATAATTACAGCACTACAAAAGGATATATTTGTTCATTACAACGTACATTACATGAATACGCTGTTCTTTAGTATTGTGAATCACACACTAAGCTCGTTTGCACAAACAAACTGGGTTAGGAAAACAACATACATTAAATTAGAATTAAACAACATAATAGATTCAACTACTAAGAAATATAAGAAAAATAATATTAGTAATGTATTAGGTTACATACAAGAAGTTAAACCTTTCCATACAAAGGTTAGTACGGTAGTAACAAAGTATGCACCGAAAGAAGAATCTACTGTAGAACTTACGCCAACTGAATCATTAAGAATTAATGTACAGACTAACGTAGTTGGAAGTACAGAGGCTGCTACTTCAAGAACGTTTGTACATATACAAGACAAAGCTGGTGTAGTTGTAGCACACGCATTACAAGAAACAAAACGAACAACAATAACTGCACCATTGGGTGTAGCTGACACTACTATAAGCGGTACCTTTGGAGCATTTAGTGCAACCGGGTTTGCATACATAGGTGGTGAGTTAATAGAATTTGCAAAGACTAGTGCAACGTTACTTAGTATTACAACACGCGAAGTATCAGGAACATTTGCAATATCAGCAGCAATTGGTAAATCAATAACAGAAGTAGCAGGACTTACGTTTAGTAATCCTGCAACTACATTGCAATACCAAGCGTTGTCAGAAGAATTATTACAAACAAGCCCAAGTTCGGTCTTAGCACAAGAGTTGCAAGCACTGGGCCAGGGAATTACATTATAAATGCTAGGCATAAATAGTGTATAAGGAATAGGGATAATGAAAACATTAAAAGAAAACTCAAGTGTTAACGTAGAAGGACACGTTTTAATCAAAGACTTTGATTCAGGCGAAGTTCTACTTGACAAATATAACGCAATTAACTTTCAGAACTTTGCACTAGCAGTTGCTAAATCAATAGCTAATCAAAAGTCAGATGGTAAAGGATATTTTATATCTAAATTAGCGTTTGGATATGGAGGCACAACAATAGATGCAAGCGGTAACATTACATATAATGAACCAAAGGTATCCGGTGAAACTAGTAAAGGATTGTATACTGCAAGTAAAGATAATTCAGTAACACCAGCAGTAGACTTGCAAGTAGCAGTAACAACATTTACTGTAAACGATGCAGACAATCAACCATACTCAGATTTAGAATGTAAGGTAATTTTAGATTATAATTTTCCAGCAGATGCAGCTACCGTTGATAATTACAACACTGGTGCAGCTGAGGAGTTTGTATTTGATGAGATTGGGTTAATTACCGAAGCAGGTACTTACTTAACTCATTTGATTTTCCACCCTATCCAAAAAAGTAAAAATAGAAAATTAGAGATATTATATACTCTAAGAATAAGAGCAGGAGTTTAATTTATGGCTATTACATCAAACACAGCATACACAATAGCAAGAAGTCCATTAAATGGCACAGACGGCACAGCTGGTACATCACAGATATCAGTACAAGCAAACGATCTTAATGTAGATACAACATTAAGTTTAGTTGGCAAAGACTTCATCGGTTACGGTGAAGCAATAGCACAAAACTCTGTTAAGTTATTAGAGAATTTTGCTAGCGACACAGCACCAGTTACTCCTACAGAAGGACAACTATGGTGGGATACTACTACTAGTAATAAGGCTCTTAAGATTTGGCATATTACTACTGCTGGTACAACAGGTGAATGGTTACTACTTCACTCTACACAAACAGGCAACGATGTTGTTAATATATTAGATTCTGCAACACCTACACCAGTTTCTCATACTGTATTAGTACACACAGTAAAAGGCGTTCCAGTATCAATTACAAGCGACGGCACTGCAGACTGGGTTATTAATCCTAGCGAAACTGTATATGAACCTTTCTTTAGAGATAGTGGCAGTACAAGCGTAGCAGGTGCAGCAACAATTGGTTCAGGTATTAATTTAAATACTGATAGCACAAAGGCTATGAAGTTTCGTGGAACTGCAACATACGCACAATACGCTGACGTTGCGGAGCTATACACTTCAGATATAGAACATGCACCAGGCACAGTTGTAATACTATGTGATAGCGAGCATGATGTTACTGATGCAAAAAATGAATTAGATAGCGAAGTGTTAGGAATTGTAACTACAGATCCAGCATTGTTAATGAATAGTATGCTTCAGGGTACTACTGTTGGAGTAGCATTACTTGGTAGAGTACCATGTAACGTTACTGGCATAATTAAAAAGGGTGATAGAATCATCTCTAGTAACTTACCAGGGCACGGACAATCAGTTGATGCAGTTAATGAATACAGCTGGCAACATGTTATTGGAAGAGCATTGGAATCTAAAACAACATTAGGGCCAGGCACAATAGAAGTAATAGTCGGAGTAAAGTAAAAAAATGCCTACTGTGATACCAAATCCAGCAGTATCAGGAGTAAAAATCAATGCACTTGATTTGATTGCTCTCACTGATTATTATAATGAATACTGGAACGGCAGTTCGTATGCCTTCGACGCAGCACACCATACAGATCTTAATCGACGATATGGTTGGGGACAAATAGCATCTGACGTTGTAAATGTCGATACTGGTAATACTATTACAACTGGCGATAAAATATTTGCAGATCACGTCAATCAAGTTATATCTCAAATAAACACAGGGTATCATCATATTGATGATGCAAAATTACCAGTGGCAACAATAAGTCCACAGGTGATAACAGAAAGCGAAATAATTTCTACTATTATACATCCTAACATAATATCAAGCATAACAGAGATAGACCCTATTAAGTATAAAGTAGACCTACTTAACCTTAGTGTTGCTGAAGCTACATCAATAAACACACAAGACTGGGAAGAAGATTTAGAAGTAGTTCATAAGTTTGCATTTACAAACTACAACAAAGCAAGACACTTTTTTAACAGTGGTGGAGAGCTTACGTTAGAATTATCAATGACAGCTGGCGGCCCAGCAAGCAACATGGTATGGCAACAGATATTTGAACAGTTTGATAGTATTAGAATTGGTGCAGAAGGATGTAGAATTGTTGTTGACAACGATTCAGGTGAAACACAATATGATGTTATGTCTACAAGCTCAATTATACTAAAGGGATTTTACACAGGCATTAATCAACTTAGTGGCGCTTTTACAACTATACTAGATGCTGGAGTATTTAAATATGACACCGGTAATACATACTCACATGCATATGTTTATGTGTACAGCGAGTATAACAGCAGAAGAATTAGAATACAATTAAGAGCAGATGAAGTAGGTGGAACTTTTAATGTATACACTAGGATCATACTAGTGGAAGACGCTGAAGACGACATGCTTATTACACAACCAATAACATTAAGTTCTGGATATGCTCAACCAGCCACTACTCCATTATCAGACCCGGCAGGATATTTTACAGCAGGCGGAACACTGTATCAGTTTATTAATCCAACTGCTCCAGTTGTAACAGAACACACACCGTGGACTAAAGTAAATGTTGATGCATCAGAAAGTCATCCAGATATAATAGAAAACCTTGTAGGGGTATTAAATCAAACAGACTTTACAGTAATATACTCGCTTTATCCAAACAGCTCATACACTGTAGGCACTGTAACAGTAGCAGGCGTAGACCAAAAACTTGCATATGATTATACGGTAGCCGGACAAGTTATTACATTTACAACAGCACCAGCTGCGTCTGCAGCTATTGTTGTTACATTATTTGGCCAACAACTAGGCGAATGGACAGCAACCGATCCAGGAAATAACTGGAATCAAACTGCTGATACAACAGATAACGATAATCGTTTCGAAAACCCTTAAACTAATCCACAAAACACCATTGACAACTAACCATAAATAGTGTATTATGTATGTATATAATAATATTCTAAAAGGAGAACTCTATGGACGAACGGTTAGAAAAAGCATTGGAATTCAGCAACTATGCGTTAACAATCAACAATCAAAAAAGAAATATTAGAAACAGAGTTGCACAACTACAAATTGTACACTATGCAGGTGGCGTGTTTATCGCTAACCACGAAACAATTTCATTTATAAAAACATTAATAGACATGAAGCATAAGAAATCTATTATCATTGATAGTAAGAACAACCCAATTACAGTAAAGAGTTTAAATGAATTACTTGAGAAATTAATGGATGCATACACAAGCGCCACCACTGAATTTGATATTGAGAACGAAAAGATAAAGAAATCTCGCAACATTAAAAAAATAATGGATTGGTAATGAACGAACAAAAAGGTGTATGTTTTTTTGCTTATAACAATGAGCAACTTGATTATGTAAAAATGGCTATACTGGCTTCTAAGTATGTTAAAGAGAATCTTAAACTACCAGTGTGCTTAATTACTGACGAAGGATCTGATAACTGGCTATCTCAAACTCATTCAAAAGAACTTATAGAAGATTCTTTTGATTACATAGTAATTACTAATGATGAGATGAAACCAAATCACAGACGTCATTACGATAGCCCGTGGTCTGAGTTTGCTGCACAGTTTAATAATAGTAACAAACATAAGATTTACGAATACAGTCCATTTGAACAAACCTTACTATTAGACATTGACTACATTGTAAAAACTGATGTACTGTTAAAGTATTTTGATGGTGACAGTCCAGTTTGTATGTTTGATAACGCTCTATCAGTTAGAAACGAATTACCATCGCCACAAGAACGTGTCCTGTATGATGCAGGAATTAAAATGTGGTGGAGTACTGTTGTGTACTTCGACCGTAGCAATTTTAGTAAATTATTTTTTGACACATGGGCACATGTTGCAGACAACTATGCATTTTATCAATACTTATATAACTTTCCAAGTAGATTGTTCCGCACAGATTATTGTGTGAGCATTGCAGTACACATACTTTCTGGCATGCAAGATACCCAAACACATTTACATATTGGAAACTTTGATGATACTTCGTTAGTTAATGTGAGCCAGAAAGATGACATTATAGAAACACACGGACTTAACGAATGGATAATAATAGCACACGATCAAAAAGAAACGTGGAAAAACATTTTAGTCAAAGTAGATAAACAAGATATACATGTTATGAATAAGCGAGCATTAGAAAGAATGTTACCAGGATTAATGGAGGAGTTCGATGTCTGAAAAAGAACACAGAGGCTATATAATAGTAGCGATGCAAGACTTTGAATATGAGCAAGCAACTGCTTTAGCATATAGTATTAAGATACATAACAAAGATGCAAGTGTTGCATTATTAACTAACTATATTGATCGAGTACCATCTCATTATATTGATGTATTTGATTATCTAATAGATTTGCCGTACCCATCTAGCGAAATTACTAGAGTGAATGATTGGCAATTATACTGGGGAACTCCGTATGTACATAACATTGTAATTAATTGTGCAAGTCTTGTTAAAGAAAATCACAACAGCGCCTGGGAATATTTAGAAGACCATTATGATATGTATTTCTTTAATAAATCGTATAGCTTTAACGGCCAAGCGTTAACTAATAAAAAGTTTAAGATGTGCGAAGAAGAATATAAACTGCTCACAGTTCATTCGCATATGTTTTATTTTAAACATGATACTGATTTAGCACTTGCATTTTTTAAACTAGCTGATGTGTATATGCAAAACTGGAGAGATGTGTATGCTCATTATTTCAACGAAGAACACCGACCTTCAGATTATGATTCAGATATTATGTACAGCTTATTAAATAGTGTTGTACGATTTGAAGATAGTGCTATACATGATAATATTATGCACACAATTAATATGCCACTTACACTAACTGATGGGAAGATCGGGAAGTGGGACAAGTGGACTGATAGATTAAATATATGGAACAGTAGTGGAGCTAAAGTAAAGATTCAAAACTTTGCAATAGCTACTAATCTATATTACGGAGAACAAGAGTTTATGACAGAGGATATTTTTAATGGACACCAAGACACTTATAAAGCCACAGAAAAACGATAAGCCTCGTTCTTACTTTGTAGTGTTTGATAAAGACACTGGTAAGATACTTCGTATCAATGCTAGTGCTATGGTGGTAAATAACACAGCTCATATTCAAACTGAAAGTACTAATCCAATTTGTAAGCGGCTTGCAAATGGAACTGCTAGTTTAAAGAAGCACGGAATAATATGGGATATTGTTAATGAGAAATGGGATGTTGATGTTCGTAGTACAACATTAGTAATAGAATCAAAACATAATAAACTGATTCCGTTTATTAAAAACATGGACCCAACTACTTCTGAAATATTTGTAAAAATATTTTATGATGATACTAAGATTATTGTTGAAGCTAATAGAAATAATATTTCCAGTATTAAAAATTTAAGTGACATAAAAGCAATATCAACTACAGAGAGCAACCTCTTAGATATATTTGTTACAAAAAAGAATGATCCTGATTATTTAATTAAAATTATTAACATAGACCCGCTGAAGCTTTTTCAAACTGGAATACAAATAGTAGACCTTACAGATATGATCAACGAACAAGTCGACTGGCAAAACATTAGTTTGTATGCAAAGTCAGTGTTTAATAACTATGGCTGGGCATTGTTATCAAAAAATAACATAATATCAATAGAAACAAATAGAATTTTACAACGATCAAATGTCGCAGATAAAAATAGCATAAATATTAACGTAGTAGATAATGTTATGCAAGTTACAAGTAAAATAGAAGAATCACAACTATATTACTTTGAAGGTAAAAACAAACTAAAAGTTGTTGTATGTGATGAACACATAGATAACTTAGTGGGTGGATTTGAAATGTCAGTTAATCAATTATTACAAGATACGCATAAGTTGAATATAAATTTTAATTGGCCAAAGAACCCTTTACTATTATACAAGAACAATTACTTATCGATAAGCACAGAAGGAGATACACATGAGCAACATGACTAGCATTAATGAGTTTGATATAGTTTTCATCAGCTACGACGAACCCAATGCAGATGAAAACTATAACGACTTAATTAACAAAGCACCGTGGGCTAAACGTAGCCATGGAGTATTTGGAAGCGACGCAGCACACAAGGCAGCAGCTGACTTAGCAGAGACAGATAGATTTATTACAATAGACGCAGACAATATTGTACATGATGACTTCTTTGACATTGTACATGATGACTTCTTTGGTGTTGAGATTGATATGCAAAAAATTAGAGACACTGATGTTATTAGTTGGGCTGGAAAAAATGAAGTCAATGGACTAGTATACGGCAATGGCGGCATCAAGTGTTGGCCAAAAGAAGTCGTGTATGGAATGCAAACACATGAAAATGCACCAGCTGGCGACAAGCGAGCACAGGTAGATTTCTGTTGGAACATTAACTACGTGCAGATGAATAATATTTACTGTGACGTTATGAACAATGCTAGCCCGTT